TAATGCGTTGGTTACTAAATCGGTTGCAAATGTAGTATCTAATGAAGATGTTAAATGGTTAATAGAAATTTTATAAGTTGTACTACCAGATATACCAACTACATATGTTGTATCTAAAGTTGCGACATTTAACGATTCTAATTCCGATATTCTTTTATTTTTATTTGCCATTTTACAATATTATATTTTCGTCATTTTCAGTTCTTAAATCAAAATAATCTTCGGTATCTAAATTTAATTCTATTAATTTACCTATAACATAAATATCATCTATTGTAATAGAATCAAAATCTATGTATATATCATTTAATTTTATAATTACATCATTTCCTAATTGTTCTATGTAAAAATCTCCAGGAATATGTAAACCATATACTAACACTTCAAAATTATCAGGAGTTGCTCCTTCTAAACCATAATCTAAAAATGCATTGTTTATTCGTAATGAACCAAATCCTGTGTTATCAAAACTATCAATTTTTCTTTTAATATATCTTGCACCAAATTGAAAAATTTCTTCGTGAAAGTTTTTTATTTTACTAAAATCATTTATTATTTGATTTTTATTTGGATTAGAACGAACATTTGAATTTGTTTTTTTAATACCAGTATTGTGTTCTGCAAATTCTGCTTCCGCAATACTTTCCAAATATGCAATATAAGCATCATTATCTAATGTGTTTCCTTTTATATTTTTAGGAACTGCTCTGTTTAGTTTTCTACTATTTGATGAAAATTGTTTAAGCATATTGTTCTATATCTCCTTTTATTTCTATATAATCATCTACATCTAAATTAAATTCAAAATTTACTTTTTTAAATTTAACTAATAATCCTGTCTCACCTTGTTCATATATGTAATCTCTGGGTTCTATGGATTGACTATTTATTTTAATATCCAATCTATCTTGTTCGGTTCTATATTCTATTTCTCTTAATATATCAACAAATTTCCACCCAACAGCTTCATAAATCCAATAATCAGGATTTGTCAAATCCTTTGGAATTAGTTTAACTCTTTTGGTACTTATACTAATTTTTTTAACAATGTCTAATAATGTTCTTTTCATTATAAATCAATGAATTTACCAGTTATTGCAATTTCATCGGTAGAAGTAACATTAAATCCTAAATTTGTATTTATAAAATTTATAACTAATGAATTATCAGAAACAACTACTGTAAAATGTGTTGTTTGATAATATCTAACACCATTTATATAAACTTTTACATCATATTCATTTTCACCATAGCTCAATCCGGCAGTAATTACTCCATTTAATTGTGCCGGTGCTTTTATTAATTTAATAGCACTAAAAGTAATTTGATTATCTGTTGTTGGTGTTTCTATTTTACTATTATTTAAAGATAAAAAATCAATTAAATCTTTATTATCATAATATGGTGATGGTGTAGTCAACATTCCTTCCAATCTACCATTACCCGTTACATCCGTTTCAGTTGCAATTACCACTCTTTTTGTACTAAATGATTTTTTTGTAGTTGGTTGACCATCATATTTTTCTGGAAGTAAATGTGCTTTTACTGCTAAAGTAAATTCAACTCTATTAATTCTTTCAGTACCCTCACCAACTTCGTTTACAATATTGAAATCAGAAATTCCTGTTCTAAATTTAAATCCATTTTTATCACCCCAATATGTTCCTGCAAAATTTAATTGTTCTACAACTTCATTTAATTGTTCTATGTAATTTGTCCAAACCATACACTCATAACTAACATCAATATATTCTGGCATTAGTATATTATATATTTCATATTTTGGTTTTACATTTCCACCCAATGCTGTAAATCTATCGTATCTATTATCTTTTGAATATTTTGTTACCGATTGATATGATACATGTCTATTTAACATTGGCATAGTATCATCTTTTGCAATTGATGTTCTACGGAGTATCATTAGTGGTAATTGTATTCTACCTTTATTATCCCTATAAACACCATCTTTTCTTGCATTTTTCCATCTTTCCGAATTACCATAAATAACTGGTATTTTTAATGCTTTACCATTATCATCCAAAGTTGGTAACAAACTATCTTCTAAATATGACATCATTGCATAATCAATGTCAAAGAGAGTTACCTTTTTCTTAACATCTCCTTTTACTGATTTACTTTGTAATATCCTATCGGTTTTTCTTAGTGGGTTTGTAGACATATTATTTTACTCTTTCTTCAATGTTTAAACTAGATTTACTTACCATAAATGTTTCACACACAATGCTAAAATTGTTATATGGTTGGCCTCCTACAAATTGTATTTCGCTTGTATTTCCTATTTCATAATAAGACCCATCAAAATAAATAACATCTCCAATTTCTGGGTATGTATTTTTTTCATCACACATAAATCTATCTAATTTAAAAGTTACATTTTGTGTGGTATCAGGGCCAAAACCTTCGTATTGCATTATCATTCCATCTTTTTGTAATAATGCAAATAATTCAACACCAGGATGCCAAGTTTTATTCAAAGCTTCTCCATATAAATTTATTCTTGTTTCATTTAAATTTACTTTAAATAAAACAATTGTATTTTGAATTACTTCATCTACAATTTCTCTGGCAATACTTTTGAAAAAAGTAACATCTCTATCTGATATAAATTTCGGCATCTTATCCTATATATAATTTTAATGGAATTTTTCTTAACATATCTTGGTGAAAATCCGATTCTGTTTTTTTATTTTCAAATTGAGTTTTTCTACTTAACTCTTCTAAATTTTCTCTAAGTTGTTTTATCAATTCATCTTTTTCGGTTTGTGCTTCAGCTCTTAATGCTGCACCATCCAAACTTATTTCTGCATCTGGAATTGGAATAGATGAATATTTTTCTCTAATTGCACCCAATAATTCTTTTGCTAATGCTAATGTATATTTTCTAATCCATTGTCTACCAACATCATTAATATCAGTATATTGAATAAAATCATATCTAATATTTGAATAATCAGAGATAACATCATTTTTTACAACAGTTGCATTATTTTGAAAATCATCCTTAACCATATATTCAAAATATATTTTTCGAATAGGGCTAAGTGCACTTGGTACTGGAAATATTTCTAATTTATTATTTACAATATTAAAAGTAAATGCTGATTTACGAATTGTATCATTTAATTCAATTGCTTGCATTCTTAATAAATCTTCGTATATTGGCATCAATTGAAATTGAGCTGCTGGTGAATATTGTCCAAATCCTAATTCACTCATCAAATTCAATGTACCCTGTGCACCTACCGAATATGGGTCAAAGAAACGAGCAATTGCAGGTACTGCTTCAAAATATACTCTAGTTACATCTATTAATCCAGAACCAGTTCCGTATAATGTTGCAAATGATTGTGATGTTGGTGCATCTATTGCTTCATTCATTATATCATATATTTGAACATCTGAAGTCAATTGTACATATGCTTTTTTAATATCTGTTGTACCACCTACACCAACTAATGTACCATATGCCTGTGAAATTCTAACTACAGTTTGAAGTCCTGCACCATCTACTAATGTTTGAGAATAGTTTTTATCTTTTGGATTTCCTTTTAAAATTTCTAAATTATTTCTAATTTGAAATTGATTAACTTGTGCCGAATACTCTGATGTTGCTTCTTCAAAACATGCAAAAAATTGGTCTTGTACTAATTCAACATCAACAATTGGATAACCCAATCTTTTAGCACACCATACTGCGGTTTTTGGAGCATCTAATATGAAATCGTTATCGGAATCATAAGTTCCAAATGGTGTTGGGTTTGAACCGGTAATAAAAATTGCTGAACCTGTCCATTTTAAATTTAAAGACATAATAAAAATTTATAGTTTTACTACTATAAATATGAAATATATAAATAAAAAAAGGGGAAAGTATTTCTACTATCCCCTTTTCTTTTTATTGTAAGTTTATTACTTATCTAATCTACTCAAAGATTAAAGTGTTTCTAAACCATCAACGATAACTTTACCGTAGAACTCAGGTCTTACGATTTTCTTAGCGTATCTAGTCATAACACCTCTTCTTGGAGTGAAGTTAACTGGGTCGTACACTAATGGAGTCAT